GGGCCAGGTTGGAGATCGACAAGAGCGCCGTCGCCGCCGCCTGGCTGTTCTGTCCCACGGCCGCTGAGACCAGGGCCAGATCCAACAGAGCCGCCGGAAAGTTCGCCACATGGCCGCCGTCGGCGAAGCCGCCGGGGTTGGTCTCCGACACGGGATCGGAGTTGTAATAGCCGCCGTTCAGCCGCTCCAGGGGCGTCGTCACGCGATGATCTCCTTGAGGGTGGCGTTGACCAGGGTTTCGAACTTACGGCCTCGCCGGGGGGCCGGCGGCTTTTCGAAGGTGGCGGGGAAGGCCTCTCGGATCAGGGCGACGGGATCATCGACGTCCGGCAACAGCAGCACCGGGTTCTTGGTGCCGCACCGGGCGCCGGCGTCGAACAGCTTCAACGCCTCGCTGGCCTCCAGCATAGACCAGCTGACCGTCAGCCGCCGTCGGCCGACGCGCTCCTCGTGGATCACCCGGCCGCTGGGCGTCTCGTCCGCCAGGCTTCGCGCGTCCAGACCCAGTTCCCGGCCGTGGTCGAAGTTGAAGGTCGGCGACCAGGTCGAGGCGATCCAAAGACCGCCGATGTCGAACCAGGCCGCATCGGGATCGCGGAACTCGATCCGCACGGCCGAGACCTTCAGCCCCGGCCGCAGCACGATCCACAGATGGCGCGGGTAAAGCACCAGGTCTTCCGGCCGGCCGGACCCCAGCCACCAGTTGGGCTCCTCCCACGGCAGATTGACCGAGGGAAACATGCGGCCGTGAACGGGGGTCCAGTCGCCCGTGTGCAGCGGCGCCGCCAGGGTTCCGCCCGGCCCGGCGACGGTCAAGCGGTACTCGGCCGTCAGGCCCAGGGTGTGAAACAACACCGCGACCAGGTTGATCGTTCGGTCGCGCTCCAGCACCGCCTCGATCCGCGCCTTGGTCGGATCGTTGGGGAACATCTGCCGCGCGGGCGCCGAGATGAATCGGCTCTGGTCCTTCAGATTGGCCAACGGCAGCACGGGCGACCAGACGCCGCCGCCAAGGGTCGCCGTCAGGGCCAGGTTCTCATCGCTAAATCGTCCCAGCGCCATCGTCAGCCCCACAAGGTCCAGATCATCTGATCGCGGCGCGGTCGCATCAGCTCTTCGCCGATCAGCAGAAAGCGACCGTCCCCGCCCACCGCCGGGGTGGCCAAGGCGACGGTAGCGCCCAAATCAAACGCCAGGGCCGCGTCGGTCATCTCGACGGTGACACGCCAACGGCGGCGCGGGCGGCCGTCGGCGCGCAGGCCGAACAGGGCCTTCAGATCGCCGGCCAGATCCTCGGCCTCGCTGCTGCGCCGCAAGGCGGTCTCGACCGTCAGCGTGCGCCAGGTCTGGGCGAAGCGCGCCTTAAAGGCGGCGTCCTCGACCACGAAATAGCGATAGGACGCGGCCAGCGCCTTTTCCTCGGCCGTGCCGCGCAACGCCGGCAAGAGGCTTTCGCGGCGGAAGGTGGTCCAGATGCGGCTATGACCGACCCTGAACTCGCCCGCTCCATCGGCGGCCGACTCGTCGGCCTCGATGCCGAGGACGTCGTCCAGATTCAGCGTGACGTCGGCGATCGCCTTGGGCGGCTTGATCGCCACGGCCTGCCAGACGCCGTCCCGCCCGGGCAGGACGGCCGCCAGCGCGGAACGCGCCACGAACGCGATCAGATCGCGGGACTTGGTCGCGTCCTGGACATAGACGCCGACCGTGCGGTTGCTGGCCAGGGCGGCGACGCTCGCGCCGATCCGCGCCTCGGCTATGCCGGCGCGCTTCAGCAGCTTACGCAGGATGGGGCCGGGTTTGTCCGAATAGCCGCCGTCGCTGGCGTCGCCGAAGGCGGAAAAACTGACGTTGCCCACGGGGTTGAAGTTGAATCGGGTCAGGCCCAGGGGCGCATAGGTGGTCTGGCCATCGACGGTTGGATTGGTGGTCGAAAAGGCCGCCAGCGATGCGGCCTCGCCGTCATAGTGCAGGCCCGCGCTGAACCCTCGGTCGTTCATGATCAAGGCAGGCACGGTGGGGAAGGTCTGGACCGGTCCGTCGTGAATCTGGAACGCCTGCTGTCCGGCGTTCACCACCACCCCCGGCAGATGGGCGTTCAGCAGTTCGCCGAAGGCCAAAGGCTTGGGCGCCCCCTCCAGCGCCGCCTCCCCTTCATAAAGGATGGTCGTGCCGTTGTTGGTCCCGGCGTAGGTGTTGGTCTGGAGCGGGCGTTCCAGCTCAATCCGATAGTCGAACAAGGTCAGCCGCGCCCGGCCGGGCCGTGCGGCCGAGACGTCATAGGCCGGCGCCCCCGAGGCCGGCCCGCGCATCAGCGAGGCCGCCTCGGCGAAGGGCGCGCCATAGATCCAGCGCCACACCCGGACCTCGCCCCAGACGTGCCCCTGATACGCGTCCAAGGCCCGATCGGCGTTGGCCAGCGTCAGGTCGCCGACGCCCAGGCCGGGCTCCAGGGTCTGCAGATCGTCGAACAGGGTGCGCCGCAGACTGGGCGTTTCGATGATCCGCTCGTCCCACACCGCGTTGGGCCGCTGCGCGTCGGTCGGCGCCATCGGGAACACGGCCCGATCCGAAAACCGCAGGGTCGCGGTCACGCCTTCGGGGCTGGTGACGTCGCACTCGACCAGGATGATCGCCAGCCCCATGTCAGGCCGCCTTGGCTATGGCGTGGGCGTTGGCCACCCGCTGCGACGACGCCAGATCCCTCAGCGCCGCGAGTTGCTGCGAAGACAGTCCAGCGACCTCCGACAGACCGTCGGCGGTGGCCTCGGCCAGGGCGGTGAACTGGTCTTCAAACACCTGTTGAAGCGACACCATCTGGTCGGTCAGGCTGGTGCGCAGATCGATGACGGACTGCAGATCGGTCCGGCCGGCCATATTGCCCGTGCCCGCCCCCGTCTTGGGCGAAAGCACCGGCGTCTCGATCGCCGCGCCCAGTCGGCTCAGGGCCGCCAAGGCCGCCTCCAGGCTGCCGGCGGACTTGATCTGGGCCGCCTGGTCGGCGGTCAGCTTGGACCCGCCGGCGGCGATGGCCCGTTGGATCGTCTCCCACACCACCTGCTCGGCCAGGTCGGCCGCCGATCCAACCTGTTCGAACGTCACGCCCGAGCCGACCGTATTGCCCTTCTTGTCGCGTCCGGCCTGGTTCCAATAATCGACCGACCCGTTGATGTCACCGCCGAAGAAGCCTTCGCCGCCCAGGGCCTTGAAGTTCTTGCCGGTGACGAAGCCGGCCGTGGTGTAAAGCCCCTCCAGCGCCTTCACATCGATGCCGAACAGGGCCGAGGCCGCGTTCAGGCTTTCCGTAATGGCCGAACCCAGGGCCTGGGCCGCCGCCCGATCGCCCCCGTCCGCCGTCTCCAGTCCCGCGACCGTCCACTGGCCGTTCATGGCCACGATGTCGGCGCGGCTGTACGGCCGATTCTTCCCGCCACGCGCGGGCGACAGGCCGGCCAGCTCGGCCAGCGGATCCAGCACGGCGTCCGTCTTGGGGGCCGTGGGCGTCGGGTTGTCGTTGGCGGGCGTGGACAGCCATTGCAGCAGGACGTTCGCCCAGGCGGGCGTGCGTTCCAGGGCGGCGATGATCGGCCCGGCGATCGCCGCAGGCTGGCCCGCCAACAGCGCGCCGATCAGTTCCAGCGAGGGCGGCAGGCTGGACAGGTAGCCTAGGCTCGCATCGGCCCAGGCCGGCGTGGCTGTAAGCGCCGCCAGGATGGGCCCGACCAGTTCGGGCGGCAGCCCGGCCAGGGCGGCCTGCAGCAGCGCGATGGACGGCGTCACCGTTCCAACCGAGGCGGCCATCACGACCGCCCATTCGGGCGTCTTCAGCACCGCCTCCACGATCGGCCCGGCCGTCTCGGCCGAGGCCGCGCGCACCTGTTCGCGCACCGCCTCCAGAGCGGGCGGCACCTGGACGTTCTCGCCCAACAGCTGGGTCGCCCAGTCCGGCTCTCGCAATATAGCCGCCAGCAGCGGCGCGGCGATCTCGGGTGGCAAGGCCTTCAGCACCTGGGCCACCGCCGTCTGTGAGGCGCCCAAGGCCTCCACGATCGGCCCGGCGATCGCCGCCGGCGTCAGCGGCTCGATCTGTTCGACCAGAGCCGCCACGTCAGCCGTCACCCGATTGTACAGGGCTGTGCGGTCTTCGGCGCTTCCCGTCGCCTCCCGATCTGCGCGCAACAGCCGGTCGGCATAGGTGGTCAGGTTCGCCAAGGCCGTCTGATCGCCCATCCGCGCCAGGGTCAGCATTCTTTCGTACTGGGTCATCGGACCGCCCGGCGCCAGATCCGAAATCGCCAGGGCGTCTAGCCAGGACTTCAGCTTGTCGCGGACGTCCGCAAACGGGTTGCCGGTCGCGCCGGCGGCGCCCTCGAGATTCTTCAGCGCCGCGTCCAGCTGAAGGTCGCGCAGCTGCTCGATCTTCTTCAGGACGTCGGCCGACAACAGCCCCGCCCCGATCATCTTCTCCGCCTCGGCCTTCAGGGCCTGATAGGTGGCCTCGACCGCGTCCAGGGCCTTCTTTTTTTCGAAGGCGGCCGGGTCCAGCAACTCCAGAAGCATGTCGTCCAGGCTCTGACCGAACCCGCGCGACTTCTCGATGTAATCGACCGCCTCGTCCAGACTCTCGGCCGCCGCCACGAAGCGCTTTTCCGCCTCCGAAAGATCGGACGCCCCGGCGTTGATGGCGCGCAGCAGCGTGTCGCGCAGGATCTGTTCGGTGATCGCCTCGGCGTCCTGCCCCTGGCTGAACTTGACCCCGGCGCCGAGCGTCCACCCCTTCACGTCTCGGGCGCCGTCCAGCATGCCAAGGCCGTTGATCGCCCCGCCGAAGAAGCCGTCGCCGCCCAGGGCCTTGGCGTTTCCACCCTGGGTCTTGCCCAGGGTGGTGTAGAGGTTTTCGACCTTCGAAAGGTCCAGGCCGAACGTCTTGGCCAGCGTATTCAGCTGGTCGGCCAGAGCCTTGCCGGCCGCCGCAATCCCGGCCTCGTCGCCGCCGTCGGCCGCCTGGGTTCCCGCCAGGACGAACTTGCCGTTTTGGACCTCGACATCGGCGCGGGCGTAGGGTCGGTCGGCCTTGTCCGTCAGCCCCGCGATCAGGCCCGGAATGCCGCCCAACCAGCCCCACGACTGCGCCTTCTGGACATTGCCGCCGAGGGCGCCGGTGATCGACCCCGCCAGCTGGCTGCCCAGGGCGCCGATCCCCGCCACGATCCCGGCCTGACCCAACAGACCGGCGGCGTTCCAGTTGGCGCCCAGACTGCTGAACCCGCTCAGGCCGCCGGCGGCGCCGCCCGTCTGACCGCCAAATCCCAGCATCTGACCCAGCATCTGACCCAGACCGCCGCCGGAGCCGCCGCCCATAATGCCCTTCAGCACATCCTTGGCCAGATCGTTGGCGATATCGACTGTGGCCTCGACGAAGATCCGGATCGGATCGGCCAGGAAGGCGTCGTATACCGCCGCCCTCAGCCGCTCCTCGGCATAGTCGCCGACCTGGTCCATGCCCAGTTTGCCGTCCTTGACGAAGCCGTCGCGAAGACTGGTGGTGATCCGACCGATGGCGGCGGCCGTCTCTTCGGCCTCCAGCTCGGCCTGGGCGCGGCGCTCGGCCATGGCCGCGCGCTCCTGCTCGGACAGCTCCGACTTTGTGGCGGCCAGCTCGGCCAGAATGGTCTCGGCCCTCACCGCCAGCTCGCGCTCGCGGTTGGACAGCCGCATCAGCCGCAACTCGCGCTCGGCGTCGGCCGCCGCCTGCGAACCGTCGCTGATCGCCTGCAGGCGGAACAGGGCGTTCGCCTTGTCGATGATGGCCCGCGCCGCCTCGTCGGTGACCCGCAAACCGGCGCGCTCGACCTCCTGACGGACGAACTCGGCCCGGGCATAGGCGACCTCGGCCTCGACCCCGCGACCGACGACGGCCTGACGGCGTTCCTCGGTCGCGATCTGACGGTCCAGCTCTTCAATCGAACGACCGGCGGCCTCGGCCTTTTCGGTGGCGATGGCCTGGCGCTCTCGCGCCTCGGCCGAGGCGACGGCGGCGGCGACCGCCTCGCGTTCCTTGCCGTTCAGTTGATCCAGGCTTTCGACCCGCGCCTGGCTCAGCACCTCGAGCCCGGCTTCCGAGATCCGCAGCGCCTCCAGCGCGGCCTGTCCCTGCAGCGCCGCGGCGCCCTTGCGGACCAGGGCGGCGGTGTCCGCCTCGGCCGCGCGCCGGAATCCGGCCGCGCGCTCGATCCGCTCGTCCGCGATGGCCAGGCGTTCGACCTGTTCAGCCTGGTCCCGAATGGCCATGGCGGCGGTCGATGACGCCTCGACGCCGGCGCGCGCCACGGCCTCGACCCCGGCCTGGGTGATCCGCCACTGATCCAGGGCCGCCTCGCCCTTCAGCGCGGCCTCCGCATGGCTCAGGAAGGCGGCCTTTTCCAACGCCAGATCGGCCGCCAGATCGCGGGCGCGGTCCCGCCTCTTGCTCCCCTTGCTGTCGCTGACGGTGTTGGTCGCGACGGTCGGCTCCGGAACATCAACACCATCGCGCAGACGCGCCTCAGCCGCCCTGACTTCAGCCTGGTCACGGGTCGCGACTTCGATAAGCCCGGCGGCCGTGCGGTATTCTTCCGAGTTGCGCGCGCGCGCATCCCCTGCCGCCGTATAGGGCGACCCGCCGATCATCGGCGCCGAACCATAAGGCGTCGAAACCGTGCGCTCGGCCGAGGCCGCGATCTCCCGCCGCTGGTTATATTGCCCGAGCGCTTCGTCGGCTGCAGTCTTGGACTTGGTCGCCTGCAGCTTAAGCTCTTGCAGCGCGTGCCATTGCGCCGCCGCCGCCGCGCGATAGTGAGCGTCCGCCAGCTTATCGACTTCACCGGCGAGGTTGGCGGCGGACACGGCCGCCTGATCTTCTGCAGCGATGACCTCGCCCGTGCTGCCGCCCAAGGCGCGACGCGCTTCGTCCAAAGCGACGTAGCGCGCGCGACCTTCTTCCAGGACGCCCTGAAGCTCCCGGCTCTTGGCCTCCTCGGCTTCCTGCGCCTTGACCAGGGCGTAGACCGCCGCTCCGGCCGCCAGGAAAGCCGCGCCCCAGGGACCGCCGACCAGCCCCAGCAGTCCGCTCATTCCGGCCTTGGCGACCCCGGCCGCCTGGCCCAGTCCCGTCAGCGACCGCGCCTGTCCGGCCTCGGCGGCGGCCACGCGGCCGGCGGCGACCGCCGAGGCGTTGCGCGCGGCGGTCAGTTCAGCCTCGGCCAGGGCGACCGCCTGGCGGCGTTGGGCCAGAGTGGCCGAATTGGTGATCGTCGCCGCCTCGACCCGCGCCAGGGCCAGGGCCGCCTCGGCGGCGGCGACGCGCTGAAGCGTCGTGGTCTGGATCGCGCGGGCCGCGACCACCTCGGCCTGGGCCGCCTGGACGATGGCGCCGCGCACCCCGCCCAGGGCGACGGCCTCGGCGGCCAGGCCCTGTTGCGCCGTGGCGGCGGCCGTCCGCGCCGCCCCGGCCTTGACCACATAGGCCGCCGCCGCCTCGCGCGCCGCAGCCGCCGTACCCGTCAGGAATCGAACCAGGGCGACCCCGGCCACCGCCTCCGCGGCCGTCTGCAGTTCGTCCAGGTGGTCGATCAGGAAGATCAGGGCGTCGGCCCCCACCGTCGCCGCCTCGCCGAGGGCGCGGCCGATGTCGCGCGCCCGCTCCGCCGCCTCCTCGCTGCCCAGCTCGGCGTTCAGCCGCTTAAGCCCGTCGGTCATCCCCTCCAGGAAGCCCTCGCCGCTCGCGGCCCTCAGGTCGTTCAACGAGGTTTGGAAAGCGCCGGTTTCCTGACGCGCCACACCGAGCGGGCTGGTCAGATAGGCGTCGATCGACGGCCCGAACTCCTCGCGCAGCTGGGCGGCGAAGGCGGGCAGGAAGACCTCCGCCGTCAGCTTGCCGCTCTCGACCAATTTGTTGAACTCGGCCGAGGTCATGTTCATGGCCCGCGCGCCGATGATCGCCGCGCCGGGAATGGCCTCCGCCAGCTGCTGGCGGACCTCTTCCATGGAGACCACGCCCTTGCCGGCGATCTGCGACAGAGCATTCAGACCGCGCCCGATCTCCTCGGGGGCGCGGCCCAGCGCCATCCCCGCCTCGGCTGTGGCCAGCCACACCTGACGGGTCTGTTCGCCGGCGATGGCCGTGCCGTTGGTCGAGGCGGCCAGCGACAGGAAGTCCTTGCTGGTCGCCTGGGCGACCAGGCCCAGCCGCGCCGCCTCGGTCCGGACGAAGGCCAGTTCGGCGCTGGCCCCGGCCGCGCCGCCGGCGACGGCGCCCAAGCCCAGCTCCAGCCCGCCGGCGGCGAAGGCCGCCTTGGAGATGTCCCCGGCGAACACCACCAGGCCGGTCGCGCCCAAAACCCCGCCCAGGGCCGAAACCCCGCCGCGCAGGCTCGACATCCGCCGCTCCAGGCGGTCCGCCTGATCGCCGGTCCGATCCAGTCCGACCGCCAGGCGGTTGGCGTCGGCCTGGGCGGCGCCCATACCGGCGCCGGCGCGCTGGGCGCCCGCTCGGACGCCGTCCAGCGATCGTTCGGTCTGGGTCGCCACCGCCGGCACGTTGCCGGCGGAGGCCTCCAGTCTCAGGCGGGCGATCAGGTCGCTCAACGTCTCGCCTCCTCGGCCCAGGCGGTCAGAGCCTCGGCCTCAAGCAGTTGCAACCGGGCGAAGGCGTCGGCCGACGGCTCCAGCCCCTTCAGCCGCGCCGTCGCTTCGGCCACGGCGTAGTCCAGGCCAGTGCGACGGATCTCCGCGCGCTCCATGGTGGACAGGCTCACCGCTCGCCACTGGGTCTGCATGGCCAGGAACCAGCGCACGGCCACGATATTGTCGGGATGGATGGCCAGGCCCTCATCGGCCAGGGCGCGCCGCGCCTCGGCCTGCATCCTGGCCACGGCGGCCTCCGAGAAGCCGAAGGCGGCCATATCCTCGGCGGCGCGGTCCAGTTCCGCCTGGCTCGCTTCATCAGTCGATCGGCGGCCCAGGGCGAACAGCCGGGCCGCCGCCTTCAGTTTTTTGCCGGAGATCCCGTGCGGAACTCGCCGAAGGCCGCGACCAGCGCCTTCATCACCGGCGTGGACGCCCACATCGCCTCGAACAGTTCGGGCGTCAGCGCCTGGCCTTCGCTCTTGGCCAGGCCGATCATGCATGACTGCAGCGTGAACTTCAGCCGTTGCGCGATGTCCTCGATGGCGTCGGCCGCCTCGATGACGGCCGGGAGGGGCGACCGGAACCGGGCCATGAAGGTCTGCACCTCCACGCCGCCGCCGTCGATGGGCATGCTGACCTTCACCGGCCAGTCGGCCTCGAACCCTGTCTCCAAGGTCTTGAAGTCGAATTTCGCGCTCATGGTTCATGTGTCCTTTGGGTTCGAACAGGGTTTGAAAGCGTGTCGAAGGGCCTCGAAAAGGGGCGGCCGGGTCGATCCGGCCGCCCCTCGAACTCGCGACCGGGTCTGCGGATCAGGTCAGGACGATGATCAGATCGTCGCTGGCGGCCAGGGTCGTGCCGATCAGGGTCAGGTTCTGTTCGAACACGTCCTCCTCCCCGTCGCGGCTGTAGGTCGGCTCGTCCACCTGCCCCTGGCCCGTCACGGTGACGATCGACCCGGCCGTGGTGTTGTGCACCAGGCTGAAGGCCTGGGCGGCGCGGCTGACCCACGCCGTTTCCGGATTGAAGGCGGCGATCGGCGGGGTCGTGGCCTTGATCTTGCCCGACAGGGTGCGCGAACCCAGCAGCTGGACGTTTTCCTGGTGGGGCAGGTCGACGAACTTGATGTTGTCGGCCGCGTCCAGGGTCAGGTCGCGCAGCGGCATGGCCTGACCGCCGAACGAGAAGGTCGTGCGCCCCTGGGCGATGGGCTTGGCGTCGTTCCAGCCGGTGAAATCGGCGTCGGCGGCGACCAGGCTCGCGCCCGCCGCGACCGGCGAATACAGGCCGCGATAGGTGAAGGTCAGCATCGGCCGCTGACCGGCGACCGCCTTCAGCCCCACCTTGCCACGAGCGCCGGCCAGCTGGTGCGTCCGCTTGGCGTCGCGCCAGACGATGGTCACGCTGTCGCTGGCCGACGGATCGTCCATCAGCCGATAGGTGACCGAGGTGGTCGCCACAATCGTCTCGGCCAGACCCGCCGCCTTGACCAGCGGCCCCCATTTCGGGGCCGTTCCGGCGGTCCCGGACCCCGCCAGGGGCACCTCAAACGTCACCTCGGCGTGTTCGCCATAGACCTGGCTGGGCGACCCGCCGACGCCGGGCTTGGCCGGGTCGCTCTCGACCTTGGTGCCCTTCAGGCTGTAGCGGACGCCTTCAGCCCAGATGGTGTCGGCCGCCAGGGTCGCCACGGGCGTCCCATAGACCGTCTCTTTCTTGATCAGCAGCAGCTGGCGATCCATGGCCTCAGGCCTCCTTGATCTTGGTCAGCGCGGGCGAGGCCGGCGCAGGGGTCGGGGATTTGGCGGGCGCGTCCTCGACGGACGAACCGTCGGCGCCCTTTCCCGCACGGGCGGCTTCGACGGCGGCCTGGGCGGCGGCCATCGCGGCGGTGTCGAAATCGGGCGCGCGGCCCTTGGCCACGTCGGCCGGCTTGGTGGGCTTTTCTCTCTCGGCGGTCATCATTGGATCCCGTAGGTAGCCTGGGCAGGCAGGTTGAAGTCGAAGGCGTGAACCCAGCGTCCGCCGTCGCCGGCCGAATAGGCCAGCAGACGTCCGCCGGCGGCGTAGACGGGGCCGGCCGCATCCGGCGCATCCGGCGTCCAGCCCAACAGGGCGGCGCGGATCTGGGCGCGCACGGCCGACCATTCCGGCGCGCCGCCGGGCAAGGTCATGGCGACGACGCACGAGAACCCCAGGCGGCCGGCGACCGAAACCTGGAAGCCGGCCTCACGCGGCTCGACCCACCGCTCGCCGGACGGCACGACCAGGACGACCGGAACCGGACCCAGCACCTCGGTCTCGACCTCGGCGGCCGAGGTGGCGGCCCGCACCGAAGCGGCGGCTGACACCAGCGGCGCCAGGCGGTCGGCGATGGCGGTGAACAGATCGCTCATTTGCGGCCCTCCAGCGCACGCGCCAGGGCGGCTTGACCGATGCCGATCACCAGCTGGCCGTCTTCGGCCGACAGGCCGACGAAGGGGCGCTCGGGCATCTGCACGCTATCGACGGTGACCCCCAGACCGTCGGCCAGGGTGAAGTTCAGGCCCGCGCTGGTCTTGGCGTGGATGACGGCGCCGAACTGGTGGACGCCCGCGCGGATGTCGGCCGAGCCGATCTCCACCGCATCGTCCTCGAGGACATAATGGATGCTGTCGCGCAGATGCCCGCGCTCGACCAGGGTCCGGCCGCCGGTGATCGAGGCGCGCAGCGACGGCTCCCAAGCCTCGCCGTCCGGTCCCACATTGGTGTCGAACCGTTCGACCGTGGTCGCTTCCAGCGTCGCGCCGACCGGCGTCAGCACCTCCTCGCGAAGATCGGCGCCGAGAATCCGCAGTCGCGTCATGGTCGCGCGGATATCCAGGTCGTCATAGGATAGGGTCAGGCTGAAACCGCTCATCGCAGATAGCCCTCCAGCCCGGCGTCGGTGAACACGCGGTCGGACGTCAGGATCTGCACCCCGCCTTCCACCTCCGGCACGGCCTCGGCGTCGCCGCCTGGGCCGGACCCCAGGGTCGCGCGCCCCGCCGCCACATCCTTCGCCCAGGACCGCGCCCGTTTGCCCGCCTCCAGCACCGGCTCGCGGCCCTGGCGGTCCAGGGCCTCGCGCGCCAGATCGCAGGCCGCCTTGGTCAGCAGCGGCAGGCCGGCGGTCAGGGGGACCGGAAACTTGACGGCCAGATAGGAGTCCAACTCGGCCGAGGCGTCGGTCAGCGCCCGCTCGATGGTGGTGGTCACATAGGGCGGAACCGTGCCGGCCGGGGCCGGCGCCAGCTGGCGCATCTCGGCCTCGGTGAACCGATCGACCATATCCTGCACAGTGGCGTAGGCCATCAGCCGACGACGCCCTTGGTCGCCCACATGATCGCCTCTTCGACCTTGGTCCTGGCGATGCTCAACTCACGGCCGGCCGGCTGGACGTCCAGAACCTCCATCAGGCTCGCGCCCGCGTCCTTGATCGCCGCGATCCGCTCGATCTGGTTCGGGCTCAACTCGCGATGTCCAGGCGTGGCGGTCATGATCGGTCCTGACGAAGTTGAAGTGGAAGAGGGGGACGACGCCCGCCCGGCCGGGCGTCGCTTAAGCCGGCCGCCGTCGCCCTGGCGCGGGCTGACGACGACGGCCGGTTACAAGGGTCAGGCCTTGGGCGGCTTCTTGCCCTTGACCTCGGGTTCATTAGTCGGCTGATCTTCGACGCTGGCCGGGGCGGTGACCGACAACGCCGCCAGCTTGGCCTCGGCAGTCGCCAGGTCCGCGCTGGCCGCATCCAGTTGGCCAGTCACAGCTTCGATCCGCTGTCTGTCGATCTCACGGGCCGATTCCAGGTCCATGACTTGCTTCTGCAGCTCGCTGACGATCTCGACGGGATCACGAGTGTTTAGGTCGAAGCCCGGCGGGATCGCCAACAACAGATCGATGCCGAGCTGCGCTCGATCACGCAGTTGCTTGACGTCATCCAAACCCAGATCCGTCGCGACAACGACGGCCGACGTCGGCAGTTCGTCGAGGCCGAACAGCTCCGGCCGGACGCGACTGGCCGTGATCAAGGCTGCATCGACCTTGGCCCGAGCGTCCTCGTCCAGGCCATCGACCAACATGACCACGCGGGCGCGGCGGCTGATCGCGGCGTCGATCTGGTCTTCCAGTTCGAACACCTCGCACAGGGCGACATCGGCAGGATCGGCCGGACCGGCGTCAGACCTATCCTCGACCGCCTGACCGGAGTCGAGCAGTTCCTGGACGAAGGCTTCGTCCAGCGCGCCTGCCTTCACGACACTTCCGGCGACGTGCGGCGGGACATTGACCAGAAGACGGATGGCCATCTCGATCAGGCCTTCTTCGCGGCGTTCTGGAACAACCAGCCGGCCTGTTGGGCGACGATCAGCTCTCGCAGGCGCTCGCCGATACGGATGACATTGGCGCCTTCCAGGCCGACGTCCTTGTCAAAGAACTTGTAGGCCTTCTTGCCCCCCAGGCGCGCCGTCGCCCCGAAGGTGTAGGACTTGCTGTTCTTGATGACCCGCTCGGTGAAGGTCAGGGAGGCGTGATCGACCCAGACACGGCGCAGCTGCGGATCCTGGCCTGGCTTGGCGAAGTTCACCTGGCCGCGACCGACCAGGATGGTCTCGATCTCCAGAAGCTCTTTCAGCTCCTCAATGGTCAACCGGCCTTCGCCGCTCGAACTGGACGGGCGGACCGCCTGGACCAGCTGCGGGTGCTTCCTCAGGGCGCGAAGGCCGTCCAGGCCCACCGTAAGGGTATTGGGATCGACCAGCATGGCGTCCTTGGCGTCTTCGAACTGGCCCAGAACATCGGTCGCGGTGTTGGTCCAACCCGCGCCGGCCGCATAGGCCGTGACCTGCGCCGGCAGATAGGTTGAGGGATTGAAGACCAGGGCGGCCGTGCGGACCTCGCGGGCCAGGGTGACCAGCTGCGACGTGCCTTCGGCCGCCATCGCCTCGGCGTCGATGTCCGAGTTGGCAGTGGCGTCGGTGATCGGCACCGAGTCCTGAAGGCCGTGATCCTGGGTCGAGCCGTCGCGTTCGATGGCGCCGAACTCGACTTCGGCGGTGCGCGATTTGCGACCGATCAGGGTGTCGGGAACCGTGACGCCCTGAGCATGGGGGTACTCGTTCCACTTGAACGCTTCAGATGTGACCGGAAACTCCGGCAGCACCTGGTCGGCGATCATATTGGGCACCGGCGCCTTGACGGCGACGGCGGTCAACTCGGGATGGACGGGGATCGGTCGGGTTACCATGGATCAGTGACTTTCGATTGAGGCTGCGACGGCCGACCGATCAGGCCGGGCGGGTGTAGGTGGAGCGGGCGAGATTGACAGAGCCGATATCGCCCAGGACGCCCGACTTCAGGGCGCGGCCGATGATCTCGACGGTTTGGCCCGCAGCGGGGGCGGCCGCGACGGCGCGACCCAAGGCGTCCGAGGTCAGGCGGGCGCCACGTGTGACTGCGCCGCCATATTCGACCTCGGCCAGGCCGGCGAGATGGACGTCGCAGACGCCGCCGACGACAGCGCCCATTGCGTCGGACACGCCGACAAAGTCCTCAGTTGCGGCCGTCGCCTGGACGGCTGCGCCGTCTGCGCCGCCGTGCTTGAGGATGCGATACCCGGCGATGGCTGTGGTCGCGGTGAAGGGCAAGATGGTCGAAAGGGACATGGGGGATTCCTAGCGGCGGGATTTGGCGCGTCGGTTGGCTTCAGCCGCGCTGATGGGGTGACCGGCGGCGGCGGCCGACGCCATTTCGGCGTCGATGGCTGCCTCAATATCGGCTTGGCTTTGGCCCTCGGCGAAGCGCAGTCCCTCGCCCCCGGCGATCTCGCCGAGGTGGATCGACACGCCCAGGTGCTTGTCCAGGAAGGCCTTGAAGCGGGCGCGCGGATCTTCGGCCTCGCCGCCTTCCGCGAAGGCGATGGTCTCGCCGTCGCCCAGGGCCGCACAGAAGACGGCGACTTCGGCCCTGCAGCCGGGCGCAAGCCGGCCGGCGGCGATCAGCCCGTCCAGGAAGACCGCGTCTTCCTGGACGCGGTCGGCGCGGGCCGTCTCGGCGAAGGCGGCCTCGCGGGCCGTAACCCCGGCTTCGCGTTCGGCCAGGGCGGCCTCGCGGGCGGCAAGCGCAGCGAGGCGGTCCGCATCCGCTGGATCAGCCGCCAGATCAGCCGTCGGAGCGGCGAGGGACGGTGCTTCAGGCGCCGCGAACGCCGGACGGGCGTCGGACGACAGGGCGACGTCCAGTTGGGCGGCGATCTCGGCCGGAGCGTCCACCTCCCATTCGGGCAGCAGCTTGTTGGCCTCCTCCAGCCCCTTGTCCTCGATCAGCTGGTCGCGCATCCGCCGGAACATCCGGCCGACGTTGCGGGCCAGCCAGACCAGGGGCCGCAGTTCCTCGTCCGTGGCGAAGGCGATCAGCTCGGCGTCGTCGCCGGCGGCGAAGGCGACCGGCGCCAGACCCTGGCATCCGGGGGCGGCGGCCCCCAGGAAGCCGATGTGGCGCGGATAATAGACGCCGGGGACAGGATTGGCCTGGGCGGCCGGCCCGTAGAACCAGGGCGAGACCTTCTTGTAACGCCCCGCATTGACCATTTCGGCGAAGGCCGGCTCGACCTGATCGACGTCGGCGACCAGAACCTCGCCCTCGACCCGCATCGACTGCGCCCAGCCATAGGCCGGATCATCGGTCTTGGGATGGCCGACGACGCAGGGCGCCGAAAACACCGCCGGATCATAGGCGGCGGCTGTGGCCTCCAGGTCGGCCTTGGTGAAGGTGTAGGTCTTGCCGTCCATCGCCGTATGGGTTCCGGCGCGGAAAATCTCGATGGTGGTCTTGGTCACGCCGGTCGCCCCGATCTCTCGATTGAGGCCACACCATGCCGGGGTGCGGACGCCGCTTCGCCCCTGACAGCTGTCAGGGCGGGATGGCCGGCGATTTAGGGACGAGGAACGGGGGCGCGGGCTGAACGGCCATCTCGGCGGCCCCGCCGCCGACCCAAACTGTCACGTCAAGGCGACGATGTGAACCACGAACCGACCTCAGGGATTCAAACGCGCCTCGAACGCCTTCAAACGGCCCAGGACCGACGACGGGCGGCTTTTCGTCCCATTGCAGCGGCGCAGGCCCTCAGGCGGCTCCTGGCGCGTCTATGCAAGAGGTGTGGCGCGGACCGACGAAAACCGCTATCTTCCGGTCGTCGCGCAGTCCAGCCGTGGAACCCGGCGCACCAGACGGCGACACAGAGCCGGGGCGGTCCAGCCCCGGCTTTTTCATTTCCGGCGATAGACAAGCACGCCCACCCGGCCGTTCTTGGCGGTGTAGCGCTCGGCCTTGGCCTTGGGCGGATTGGGGGCGAAGGCGGTCGTGCCCCACCACCAGCCGTCCCGCTCGCTGAACACCACGGTCATCCAGTAGCGTTCGCCGTCAGGATCGTCCCACGCCCCGACATAGGTTCGCACCAGGCGCGCCGTCCCATCCGCCTGCAGCTGGGCCGACATCCAGATCTCGTCCGGGTCTTTCAGCGTGGCGGCGAACACCTCGGCATAGGCGGCCCGCCCGCCCTTCGCCTCCTTGCCCTGGATCACCGCACCGGCGGCGGTCTTCTGCTGGAACAGGCCGCGCTCGATCGCCAGCGGGGTCTGCGCCCGGTCGAAGAAGACGCCGCCTTCCTGAACGCCCAGGGCGCGCGTGAAGGCGTCGAACACCGCCTCCCCTTCCAGCTCGGGACGTTTGGCGATCCCGGCCGGGTAGGGCCTCGGCTTGAGCGCCGGAGGAAGTGCGCGAGGAAACCGCTCGCCCACCACGATCTCGCGCTGGGGCTCGGGCACGGGCGGCGGCGTCAGCGCGGCCCGTCGAGACAGGCCGACGTTATAGGCGAAACCCGGATCGATGCCGACCGGAACCGTCTCGGTCCGGCCCGTGCGGCCGTTCAGCCAGGGGCGGGTGCGGGTCCAGTTGGTCTCGGCCAACTCCGCCTCCGACGTGACGCTCCAGCCTCTGGCGTCCAGCATCGCCTGGGACAGTTGAAGCACCGTGCACCGGCAATGCCAGCCGTTCGGCGGATAGTGGGTGCGCCAGAAGGGGTGATCGACCGGCAGCACGATCCGCACCGCGCCGCGTCCGCCCCAGGCCGCGTGCTGGGGGCGCGTGACCCCGTCCAGTACGGCCGTATAGGCCAGATAGGGCAGTGTCGCCTTGGCCGCCTCGATCCTCTGCCAACGTCCGGCCGCATGGGCCATCCGCATATTGCCGTCGAAGATGGTGCGGAGCCGGCGCGGGCTCCCCAGCTGAACCTCGCGCGCCAGGCCCGTAACGGGATCGGTCTGGACGCGACGTCCCCACCACCCGGCCTTTTCCAGCATCGGGCGCAGATCCCTGACGAACTGCTCGCGGGTCGTGCCGTTCGACAGGGCTTCGATCAGGCTGCGATGCACGTCGGTCAGCAGATCCCGCGACGCCATCTTGGCGACCAGGAAGCTGGTCACATGCTCGTCCTGCCACACGTCGCGCCAGTCGAACGACATCCTGCCGCCGGGCAGCTTGTCCTTCAGAAAGGCGACGGCCTCGGCCGGCGGTCGCCCGGTGAACGCCATGACGGCCATCAGCCGGCGGCCTCGGCATCCTCTTCGTCAGACAGGGCCAGACCCTCCCGCCCGGCGACACGCGCCTCGAGGCCCGCCTGGGCCACGCCGGTCCGCAGCCGCTCGACCGGCAGACCCGCCATCAGGCCCGGCAACCGGTCTCGCGCCTCCTCCAGGCTGGCGCAGTCGTTCAGCCAGCCCTCAAGGAAGGCGATGGGTTCCTCCATCATCGGCGCCCAGTCCAGCGCCTCGGCCGCAAACAGATCGATGGCGTCGGCGCCATGGGCATGATCGCCGGCGGCGAAGCCGGTTCCGCTGGGCGCGGGCAGGCCGGGCAGGACGACGCGTTCCTGCTGCGCCCTGGCGACCTCATCGATGGTCGGCTCGGGGGGCGGCGTGCGAACCCATCCATCGCCGAACAGGGCGCCCTCGGTCTCCGGCGTGGGCTGATAGCCGGCGTCCCGCATGGCCTTGACCGCACTGGCCTTGGCGACCAGCAGCTTGGCCGCCTTCTCCTGGTCCTCCGCCGCGATCCGCTTGACGATGGGCGTGGCGGCGCCGGGGAAGTTCCACGCCGTCAGCCAGGCGGCCGGCCCGGCCATGAAGCTCTCGCACAGTTCCTCGGCGTCGGCGTCGGTCAGTTCCTCGCGGACCTCCATATGGACTTCCGACTGCGACAGGCTGGCCCCGTCGTCTGTCGTCATGGTCTGGCCCAGCACGATCTTGGAGATCTCGCTGTTCATGGCCCGATTGAAGGCGGCCTGATCCACCGTGCCCCGCACCGCCTCCAGCAGCTGGATCGTCGTCCCCTCCGGCACGACGATCGACCCGTCCATCCGCATCCGGTGAACGGCCGCCAGCAGCTTGTCCTGTTCCGACTTCGGCGTGCCCGCCGGATAGGTGCCCAGCCCGGTCGGCGCGCCGAACTTCTCCAGCGCCCTCAGCCAGAACCCCAGGCCCTGTTTCTTAAAGAAAATCGGCCAGTACAGCTGGTGCGCCAGGCCCAGCCCATAGGGCTCGTCGTCATTGTCCGCGCCCCAGGACGTCGTCCAAAATTTGCCGGACGGCATGACCACCCCGGTCAGCATGCTGGTGCGGGTCAGCAGTCGCAGCTCGCCGGTCTCGCTGAACCGAAAACGCCAGGGCGTGCGGGCCTTGATCCGGGCCAGCCAGACCTTGCCGTCGCGGATGGTCCACATGCACTCCCCGACGCTGAAGCCGTAGAAGGCGCCCCAGGTCATCAGGCCGGTAGCCCGGTCGAAACTGATCTGTTCCAGGTTCGTCCGCAGCTGGTCGGCCGCCGCGATCGAAGCCGCGTCGTCCGCGCCCGGCTCGACCGACAGGACGCGGCTGCGCAAGGCCAGCCGGCGCTGCTGGAACGTCGAATGGACCTGACCGTCGCGGCGCAGTTCCCGGTAAACCTCATAGTTCGAGCCCAGACGCCTCAGGACCGTGTCCTGGACCTCGAGCAAGGCGCCGATGAACAGCCGGGTGATGTCCAGCGTCTCGTTCGAGACGGCGATCTCCTGCGGATCGGGCTGGGCGGGGATGGCGTCGGCGCCCTGGACGGGGTTGTCGGTCATGTCAGTAGCCATTGAGGTTCAGGACGCCGGCGAAGTCGCCGAGGTCGGCGTCGCCGAAGAAGGCGGCAGGGGCTCCGGTGGAGCCCAGGGAAGCGCTGTCGAAATCCGCGATGACGCCCGCGCGAAGAGCGGCCGAGGCCTTGAACAGAGCCACGGCGCCGTCGGCGTGGCGCAGCGCCTTGCCGGCGGCGGTTGCGGCCTCTTCGCCCTTGGCGCGGGTACGCTTGGCGGGGATGGCCGGGGCGCCGTCGATCACCTGGACCTGGCGAATATCCGAGGCCAGGTCAGCGTCGCGTGGGATGGTGATCCGGCCGTCCTCGAAACGGGCCTTCAAGGGAGCGCCTTCGTCACGCCAGTCGTCCGCCCGCCATTTGACGCCTTCCACGCGGGAGCGGCCGAACAGCTGGCCCAGGCGTTCCGCCGTGGAGGCCCCATTGCCGTGCGCGTCGATCTTGCAGCGCCAACGGCGCAGGCGAGTCAGGATGTAGCGCCGGATGAACAGCTGCTCTTCGAACGGGACGTTACGCAGTTCGACGACGAAGGGCGTGTCCCAGGACCGATCCTGACTCTCCCGCAACAGCCATATGACCGAAAGGTCGCTCGAGCGAGCGAAGTCGTCCCCGACCCCGATCGCGCGGGCGTCCAGGGCTTCGAGCGCCGGACCCAAATGGGTGTCGCACCACTCCTGGACGGAGGCCCGCCGGATGAGGTCGGGCTTGTGGGTGAAGGCGTCGTCGCAGGCCAGGCGGAAAACGGGCACGCCGGGTTGCTCGGCCCGGTCGATCAGGTCGAACGACAGCCATGACCCTCCCGATCGGGCCGGGATGCAGTCCAGCTCCTGTTTGGACCCGGCGCCGTACTGGCCGTAGGTGTCGTCGATGAACTTCGCCTTACCCTCGGGCGTCGGCGTCTGACCGGAGACCAGGCACACCCGCTCATAGAGCCCGTCCTCGATGGCTTGGCGGAAGGTGATCGTATGGACCCGACCCTTTCGCTCCCCGGCTCGGATCTTCTGGATTTCCTCATTGAAGGCGTTGTCCACCCCGAAGTGGCTGGACACCACGGTCACGTCGCCGCCCCAGATCGTCAGGGCGATCGCAGCGTCGAGGAGCGCGGGCAGATTATCGACGAAGGCGCCTTCATCGACAATCACATCTCCCTGCTTGCCGCGCAGCGACCGCGGCGCCGAAGAAAGGGCCCGGATGTAGAATCTGGAGGCGAAGTCGATACGGAACGCCTTGATGTGGCGGCTCTCGCCGCCGTCGGGATCTTGATCTTCGAAGAGGAACTCCTCGGGCCGGCTGGCGGCCAGACCGAAGGCCTTGGCCCACATGGCGCAGTAGTCAATGAACTCCCGCGTCATATCGAAGGCGTAGGAGATGTAGAGTTGGTTCCGCCCCCCTTCGGACTTGGACCGGGCCGCGCGCAACACGCAATAGGCCGCCAGCGCCCAGGTCAGGCCGATCCGCCGGCTCTTCTCGATGAACAGAAGGCCCCGAACCGAACGCAGGGTGTGGACCAGCACCTGGTAGGCCAGCAGCAGGGTGCCCAGCGGTAGGAGCGGGCGCAGCTCGGGCGACAGGTCCGTTGAGTCCTCTACGATCGGAAAAGGACCGGCGCCGTCAGCCACGATCCACCCCCAGGACCGCCTTCTCGATCTGGCGAACCTTATCCTCGGTCAGTCCCATGGCCTTGGCCTCGGCCCCGGCCGAGGCCGCCGCCTTCTTGCGGACCTCCTGTTCGATCTTCAGCGCGCGGTCGGCGTCGGTCTTCTGCGCGGCGGCCAGGTGGTGCGCGGCCTTGGCCAGGTCGTGGATCGCTTTCGGGTCCACGGCCGTTCCCTCTTCCAGGGAGGCCAGCAGATCATAGGTGAGAGATTGCACCGCCTGGACCATGACTTGAACGCCGCGTCCGTCCGCGACCTCCGGCCCCAGTTGCTCGGCCAGAAGATTGGTCAACTCCTTTGCGCGTTGGATGCGCTCGACGACCGCCTCGAACTTCTGCGCATAGCGGTGCACCGCAGATCGAGACGGGATCGCCACCGGCTCTAGGCCATGCAGGGCGGCGATGCCGTCCAGCCGCTCCATGACCTGGTCCAGCGAAAGTTCGCCGGCGATGAACGCCTTCAGCCAGGCTTCCAGGTTCGTTCGAACCTCGGACGGCAGCTTCTTGACCGACGACGGGCGCGCCATCGTCCAACCCAGCGCCGGACGCGCGACGCCCGGCTCCACGGTCACGCCGCGCGCATGCTGGTCGCCCCGTGCGGTTATGGCGACGGACTTGCCGATCGGCAGCCGGTCGATGCTCACCAGCCCCTGCCGCTCCAGCCAGGACAGTTCGCCGTCAAGGACGTCGGCGGGCATCTCCATGTCCAGGTCGCGCAGCGCATAGGCCAGGGTGCCCGTGTCGATCCGGCGCGCCTCCAGGGCGTTGATCAACTGCAGAATCATCAGGCGGCGGCTTTCCCTCAGCCGCGTTTCCAGCGTGTTCTTCACCGCCGCTCTCCCGCCAGGATATGATCCAGGATCGTCTTCACATTGACGCTCATCCCATCCAGCTTGGACACGGCGCCCGACAGACCGCGATCGACGTCCGCCAGGCGCCGCGCCAGTTCCTGGACGTCGTCGGCCGTCGGCAGGTGATCGACGCGTTCCTCCAGCCGATCCAGCTTGCGGCCCTGGTTGTTCAGATCGTTCTTGAGCTCGCGTTCCACGCGGGCGATCGACTCGCGCGCCTCATGGTCCACGCGTTCGATCTTCCGATCCTGTCCGGCCCTCTCTTCGCGGCTCCAGCCCAGATGCGCGCCCCATCGGTCGAAGCCGAACTTGAAGAACGCGCCCAGACCCAACAGCGCCACCGCCGCCAGGACTTCCATGATTCCACTGCCTGCGCCGTTCATCGTCGTCCCTGGCGCTCACGCGCCCCCTCGCAAAACACACATCGGCGCGCGCCAGGCACGGCCGTTCGGCGATCGACGGGAATGTCGTCGCCACAGTCTTCACAGCCGCCGGCCGCCGCTGCGCTGCGCATGGCGTCCGCCCGCTCTTGGACGGCCTCCAGCGCCAGGCGCCTCTGCATGGCTTCGATGGCCTCGGCCTGATCGCCGAAATCTCCCCGCATCGCCCACCTATGGCGCAGCGGACGGCGGACAGGCCGTCCGGGCGTCCAGGAACAGGGCCGCGACCGAGGCGGCGAAGGCCAGCTCGGACGCCGGCCACATCGCGCCGGCTTCGTTCGCCTCGACCACCGCGCCCGCGCCGGGCGGCGGTCGGTCGGGCAGAGGCCGGGCCAGCTCCGTGGGACAGACCAGGCGGGTTTCGTAGCGGACCTCGACCACGGGATCAGGTTCAGGGGGCGGCGGCGCAATCGGCGCTCTCGCCCCTGAGCTGGCACAGCAGGCCAGCATCCAGGACAAGCAGATCGCCGTCGCGGGGCGCGCTGGAAATGGCGGCTTGAGCACGGATCTTCCTTTCGGTTTCGGTTCGGGCGCGCGCCTCGGCGCGGGCGATGTCTGCGGCGCGTTCGGCGCGTTCGGTCTTCAGGATGTCGGCCAGGTTGTCGGCGCGCCGGCTCTCGGCCTCGCGCTGTGCGAACAGGGTCTTCACCTCGGTCGAACAGATCGTTCGAAGCGCAAACAGATCCCCGGCCAGCAAGGCGTGATCGCAGCCGGCCTGTCGACGCGCGGCGACATGAGCGGCGGCCACGGGCGGCGGGCAGTATTCGGCCGAAGCCGTCAGGTCGGCCTTGCCCAGTGCGCCCTGACAGGCCTCCAACCCGGCGATGCGGTCGCGCAGACGCGTTTCCTCGCGCGCCTTGCCCAGGCTCAGCCCGGACAAGGTCAGGACCGCCAGACCCAGGGCGATGAAGATGCGGATCTGGCTCACGACGTCACCCCCTGGATCTTCTCGACCGTGCGGGTGACCACCAGCGGACCGAAGATGACGCCCAGGAAGGCCGACAGGCCCATCCAGTCGATTGCGACGGGCGGGACGCCGAACAGGGGCAGAAGCGGCAGGACGACGCCGTGCACCCCCATGGTCATGACCCCAATCCAGGCTGCGGTCGGTCGATAGGCCCGGACCACGAAATCCCACAGGCTGACGAAGCCCCTGCGCATGGGCGCGACGGGGGCTCTCGCGACGCCGCTCACAGTCGGCCGCCGTTCTTGAGCCGCGCCACCGGGTCGAAGCCGCAAAGGGCGGTCCACTGGGCTTCGCCGTTCGGATAGTGGAAGGGCGTCAGCGTCGCGCGCCAGTCCACGTGCAGGAAGGTTCGACCAAAGCCGATCCCCCTGAAACCCGCCTGCAGGGCCGAACGCGCCAGAGTGACCGGCTCATGGCCGTCCAGTTCGATGTCGGCGGCTATGGCGATCATATGTTGCGACCGCGCGGCGCCGCCGACGGCGCGGTTGTGGCGTTCGCAGCGCCGGCCTGAGGTCAGGACCAGGGGCCGACCCATGTCGCCCCGAATGGCCTCAAGTCCGTCCAGGAAGTCCGGATTGTGGAAATACTGCCCTCGGCAGTAGCGACCGCCGCATTTGCACGACAGCTCCTTGGCCGAGAAGTGCGGCCATCGCCACATCGTCTCGTCCACTTCAGCCCATGACGGATGCAGGCCGCGTGCGATCTCGCCCACTGTGACGCCCCTTCGATCGATGAAACGGCCGGTCTTGCGCCGGCCGTCTAGGATCGACAGGATGGGGGTTCGCGGATCGGCTTTAGCCCCTGACAGTTGTCAGGCCTGGGCCTTTTCCTTCAGTCTTCGGGAAACAGAGATCCCGGCTTGCGGGTCTCGGCCTTGACCCGGAACACGGTGCGTTCGTGAACGTCCACCGCGCCGGCAACCTGACTGATCGAAGCGCCTTCGTCCAGCATCCGCGCCGCCGCCGCACGACGTCCGCCCTGGCCGCGCAGATGGGCCATCGGCACGGTGATCTTCTCATTGCCCAGGGCGGCGACGATCTGGCGCGCCGCCTCGGCGCCGACGATCCTGGCCAGCTTGCCGTCGGGCTTGGCCGACAGCTTGATTTCCCGGCCGCCCAGTTCGCGGACCAGCTGCAGGGCGGCGGCGACGCCGGCGGCCTCGGCGATCTCGGCCAGGCGACCGGTGAACCCGTTGGGCTGGGCCGCGCTCACAGGCCAGCCTCGCGCTGCAAGGCGATCAGTTCGGCCTCGGCCTTCAGGGCCTCCATCGTCGCCTCGGCCAGCTGACGTTCGCGGTCGCGACGCTGGCCATGCGGGGCGAACCACGCCTTTCGGGCGGCCTGGGCGCGGCGCAGATGAGCCTCGGCGACGGCGGCTTCCGCCGTTCGCATCGCCTGCCATCCGAACAGATCCGCAGCCGCCATGATCATCAGCCCGCCCTGGCCTGAAGGGCGTGGATCTCGGCGCCCTGTTCGCGGATCACGCGGTCCAACTCCGGGTGCAGACGGCGCATGTAGTTTTCGGGCGACCGGGGCCGACCCAGGCGTTTCTCTTGGGCGCGGATCAGACCCGCCTTCAGCACCTTCACCAGGTCGGTCCTGGGCGGATAGCCGGACACGTCCTGGCTCCAACCCTCGCGCTCGGCCATGGCCTTCAGCGCCTCGATCAGGCGATAACCCTGGCTCTCGTCGGCCCAGTGCAGACGATCGACGCCTAATTGGCGGCGGCCGAACGCCTCCAGCGCCGATTCCGACGAATCGCGCACCACGCCCAGGTGATGTAGCGACAGCCACAGCGCCCTGGCCTTCTTGGCCACCGGCGACGATGCGGGCGCGGTCTTGCGCATGGACCGGCCCGAGCGACCGCCGGCTACGACCCTCGGCTTCCACCCCTTGGCCTTCATCTCGTCCAGGATGTCGCCCAACTGGTCGTCGGTGCAGTCGGCCGACGAGGTTCGGCCGGTGATCCGCTCGAGCATGGCGCGATAGGTGTCTTCGTCCAGGCCCAGCTCCTTGCGAGCGATCTGGACCTTCACGACAGCGGCGCGACGGGTCATGCGATCACCCTTCCGCCGTCGCGGTTCTGTTGTGGCGACCGCACCGCACAACAGGACCGCGTTGCCGTTTCAGGACATGACCGAGCATCGATCCTTTCTTTTGGAAGGAGCGACGGATGACCGTCACAGCAATCATCGAACTCATCGTCCCGGCCATGGTCTCGGCCGTGATCACCTTCACCTTGGACCGAGCCGAGAAGGCGGCGGCGCGGTTCATGGCTGCCTGGTGGTCCGAGCGGTTTCCGCCACAGCGATAGGGGGCGTGGATCATGCATAATCTCCCGTGCGGTCGCGGCGATCGAGCATGTCCAGGACGCGCCGGGCGTCGGCCTGCCCCCGCCCGGCCTGCTCGGGAAAGGCGGCCTCCAGCTCCACCATCACCCGACACAGGACAGGCCAGACGGCAAAGGCTTCGATCAGCCGCATGTCGGCTCCGGCGGGGTCGATGTTGCGAAGCGACAAGGCCACCGCCAGACGACCGGCCAGGCCGTCGGCGACCGAGGTCGCCTTGGCGAAGGAATCGTAGGGGCCGACCATCGCCTCCACATTCCGCTCCAAGACGCCGGTCTTGCTGGCGGGCGCCTTCACTTGCGGCCTCGCCGGGCGGTCGCCCCCAGGGCGGCTTCCTGGCCGCGCGAGCGGCGCCGCGACATGGTCCGGGTGAAGGCGGTCGTCACCGTTCCGCACGGGGCGACCATCAGGATCATGTTTTCGGGACAGCAATGGATGGCGCTGGCGCCGGCCTCGATGGCCGCACGGCGGTCGTCCGTCAGGATCGAGGCGCGGATCGCCTCCAGATCCATCTCCAGATACCTTTCCATCCAGCGCAACAGCGCATGGTCAGAGACGTAGGGCGTGCGGCTCATGGGCCGTCTCCTCTAAAAGGGTTCCAACCGCCCGGCTCGCCGCCTCGGCGCACCAGGCTCTCGGCGCCCGGACCTGTTTGGACAGGTCGGCCGCCGTCATCTCGCGGGCCACGCCCCGCCTCACCAGGACCAGCCGCTCGTCGATCACCTCGGTCGGCGGAAAGTGCGCCGAACGGGTTTCGAACGCTGCGCGCCACTCATCCTCTGACCGGCCGGACCAGGCGGCCAGTCGACGGGCCGTCCAGAAGCTGTTCCGGATCTCCAGCCCCCAGGCCAGCTCCAGGACGTCCAGAGGATGGGCGGCGCTCAGCTTCATGCCGGCGAAGTCCAGCCGTCGGTTTGCTGAAAGCCGGCGGCTGACATCGCGGCCACCGCGTCCTCGATCACCGTCCGCTCGGCCGGGCTGACCACGCCCTGACGGCTTCGAACCCTGGCGTCAGCCTCGCGGATGGTCTGGATTTCGAAAGCCGACAGAACCTCGCGGCGACCGATCATCAGGACACGGGCGCGGAACAGCAGGATCAGGTCGTCCGTCCCCGTCATGGCCGCCTCCGCAGAGGCGTTGCGGCGTAGACCCGCGCCACGATGAAGACGATCACGATGCAGATGACGATCGTGGTCACTCCGGCCAGAAGCAGGGCCAGGGCCTGCACGAACAGTTGCAGGAACAAATCCAGCCACATCATCATGACCGCACCTCCCCCTGCGCTGTGGTCGGCCAGACCAGGACCGTCGGCGGCGGCGGCGAGACGATCACCGGCCCCCAGAGGAAGTTCGCCAGGCTC